ATGGCTGACTGGAAGCCTCTCGCCCCTGCTTGCATGAAGTGCGAGCGCGTGACCGGCAAGGATACCTGCTTCCCCGGCCCATGCGTCTACTTCCATGAACAAAACAAGCCCAGCACCAAGGCGAACCAAATCGCGCAGATCGATCGCATCCGTCGCGGCTCGGTCCCCCACCCCCACAGGATCACCCCCATGTCTGAGATGATGAAGCTGGCTGAGATTGTCGAAGGGCTGACGGATTTGGAAACGCCAGAGGCGGCAGTGACCAACAACGCCCTGCATGACCTTCTGCCTGAACCGAAGTGTGTGCAGCCGCCAAATTATCTGCGGTCCCTCGACGCGGCGATGCAGTTGGTGCCGGAAGGGTGGGAATATACCCTGATGAACGCCAACGGCTACGATGAAGCCACATTGACAAACCACGCCATAAAACGGACGGCATGGGCATCGTCCACTTCATTACCGCTCGCCCTCTGCGCCGCCGCATTAAAAGCCCGCGCCCACCTTGAGGGGGAGGAAAAATGAGACAGCAGCCTACGCCTGAGATGGAGGCAGAAAATGCCGCCTATGTATGGGTGCGCGAGTGCCTTAATGAGCATACCAAGGAATGCCGGAAAGCGGATGATTATCTTTCCGACAGCCAGTGGGAAGAAATCGCCTGGACCTTTGAGCGCTTGAGAACGGCCTTCCATCGTCACAAGGATCTTGAAACGGCGCGCCTATCCCAGAAAGGCCCTCATGATGGACGGTAAGGTGGATCAGGATGTGCGGGAGGCGGCTGCGGATAGCTCGCCGCACAATGGGCGCTGGGGCAGTCTTGTTCGGCATGGCCATATGGACGCTGATCCTCTTGTCCAAGCCTTCGCCCGCATGAGGGAAGCCGGTCGCCAAGCTGGGCTTAGGGAAGCGGCGGCTGCTATGCGCGAAGCTATTGCGCGGGGGTATAATGCCCCAGAAGTGAAGTGTGCGCATGAACGCTATGGATGGGAAGATTGCATAGCTTGCTATGACGATGCCCTAGAGAGCGCCATCACCGCCCTTATAGATCAACAGCCATGACCGCCCCCACCCGCTTCCTCCTAGGCGGCCTTCTCATGCTTGCCACTATGGGGATAGCGCATGATATTTCAATTGGGCTGCATCTGGAGGAGTGATAATGATATGACGAAATTATGGGATGAAATTGGTGAAGCTTGCTATAGAGCCTTTGCCGCGAAAGAGAAGATGCTACATTGGCGCATTAATCGTGCTGCGCTTTATTCTCTCATGGCAGATGAGCGCGCTAAACAAATCGATGCTCGCGGAATTTCATTCGAAGATAGGCCATTATACGGCATCCCTATCAAGGTTGATGAATATGACTTACGTAGTGCGCCAGTGTTTGAACTCGTCACATTGGAAAGCCTAGATCGCAGAAATGAAAAGGCCCGCGATCAGCATTAAGCGATCAGCGGGCCATCCCGCGAGGAGGGGATTTACGCGGCCTCTCTCGTATATGCGGTGATTTAGGGGGATATGGGTAAAAATGTCCATGGCCTATTCCGCCGAGTCGCGGTTGTGGTATAAGGGGGAAGACGCGGCGAGCTAGCTTAATGGGTAAAGCAGCCTCGCTAGAGGAAGTCGCTGGTTCGATTCCGACGCCGCCGCGTCACCCCTTGACCGAATCGCGAACAATACGCGAACATGAAGCATGCATAGCTTCGTCGACATCGCCCGCTACAACGGTCACCCGGCCATGCAGCAGTATCAGGCCATCGTGCAGCAGATAGAGCGCGGAGACCCCATGCATCCTCAGGAGGTTCAGGAGGTCGTCGATGCACTGCTAGAGGGCGGGTTTCACCATCAGGCGCAGATGCTGGCGGGCATGAAGGTTAATTGGGATCGAGGGTGAGCGTCCATTCCCTGACGGCTTCCAGGCGGGCTGTGTTATTCGCGCATATGAGCGCGTCTTCCTGAGGAATCAGGATCGATCCTTGAGGAACGATGGTAGGTCCACCGGGTCGGTCGCTGCTCGCGGGGCTTGCGGAGGGGACGGGCAGATCGGTTTGTCGGGCTGCACTTTGAGCGGCGCCGTAGCGCAGGACGGCAGCGCGATACTGCTGAGACAGATCAGCATAGCGGGCATCAGCCGCGTCGGCTTTCTTGGCATCTTCGGCTTCCTTCTTTCGAGCGTCCGCGATGGCGTTGGCCGTTGCTTCGGCCTGCGCGCGGCGGTATTCACTGCGGTCAGCGGTTCGCCCCGCTCTTTCCGCCTCCAGCGCGGCCTGTGTGTTCTGGAGGCGGAAAGTCTGGACGATCAGCAGCAGGACGATTCCCGCACCTAGCAGCAGCTTCCAGTTGCCGCGCAGGAACGCGATCGAGAAGGCGGGGAGGTTCACTGGCTGATCCTCTCGATAGTAGCGGCCTTGTCGGAACTGCCCTTGGACGACCCCAGCCAGAAGCCGACCGCGAGCATGACGACATTCTTGAGCGTTTCCTCCAGCCCTTCGGACCAGTGGTTGATCAGCGCGTATCCGAAATAGGTCATGATCACGGCGGTGATGATGACGCGGGGGAGGTCTTTGGCGGTCATATCCCGATGACCCCCTTGATGATGGCAAGCCGCGACTGTCGGTCAGCAAGTCCGTTCACCCCGCCGTTGATCTTCTTGGTGATCGTCAGGGCGTCATCCGCATCGGCCCAAGCGTTCAGCCCCTTGCGCTTCCAATACTCGCAGGCGATGTGCAGGCCGATAGCAGGGATGGCGGCCAAGGTGGGCTTGTCGGTCAGCCACAGGCCGATGGCGTTGCCATATTCCTCGTAATTGGCCCTGCCGGTGATCTGGATAGGCCCGCGCCCCCGGAACAGGGAGCCATCGCCTTTTACGGTATTTCCAAGGTCCTTACGGCCCTCATAGCGCTTCTGCGCCTCAGTCGGACCCCATATCTCTTCCATGTACCGGAAGCCGCCGCTTTCGTGGGCGACCTGAGCGAGGAAGTGGGCGAGGCGAAGGCCATTGTCGAGAAGGCCATAGGAGCGGAAATGGACATTGGCCGATATGCCAAGCTCAACCGCTCGGCCCGTGTCGGCCCCAAGGCGCTGAAACAGAGCGCGCAATGTGCCACGGTCCACAATCCCGGTCGCCGTGACGCCCAGATTGCGCTGGAGAGGCTTCCAGTCGGTCATGCCTTATCACCCAACACTCGCTCCTCGGAAAGCGCTGCCTGCAACTGCTGGCGCAACTGCCCTGGTCCGTGGAGCAGCAACAGCGTCTCAAGCTGGTTGATGCGCTGCGCCGATCGCTCGTCCCGCTTCTCGCACTCGTCCTTGAGTTCCCTAATCTGCTTCTTGAGCGGCCCCACCAGCACGGTTTGGATAAACCCCCATGTCGCCACGCACCCAGCGCCGAACGCTACCGCGAGTTGCCCCCCGCTGGCGCCAAGCCAATCAATCTCATTCACTTGCGCCCTCGCTGACTGCATGGTTCATGCCGCCTCAGTTCACGTTGCAGCTTATGTAGAGGGCCTTGGTGTTCGGATCGAAGCCGTTGCCCTTCCAGTAGATGTCCATGTAACCATTGGCGCTACCGGTGGGAGGCGCGATCAGAACCCATGGCGTGCCGATCGCTGGGTCACTCGGCTGCACATAGCAGGCGCGGTAATCCGTGCGGGTTCGGAAGGTGATACGGGCAGGGCCATAGGTCGTCCCGTTCACAAAACCGAGACCAGTTCCATAAATCACCACGAACGCCCGTTCTTGCCCCTGAACCGTGCAGCCGGTCCCGCAACCGCTGGTGGGCGTCGGCGTGCCGGGCTGGCTGACCGCGCCCTCGGCATAAACCTGCCCGCATGTGGTGCCGGGGAGATAGGTGAGAGCGCATGCTGAATAGCCGCCTGTCTGACCGCCTGTGTACAGGAAGGCGTTATTGGCGATGCTGAACTGGTCGCCCGTGACGGCGCCTGTGATCGGCGTCGAGATGAAGGCAATCGTCCCCGCATCGGTGGCCGCCGCGAAGGCCAGCGTAAAGGTAGGGCTACCCGTGATGTTGAGCGAAGTGCCTTCGATCTGGATACCGCCCGATTCCTGCGCCAGGAAAGCCGCAAGGCCGCCGCCAGTGATGTTGATCACGGTATTGGCAGGGCAAAGGCTCGTCGGGCAGGTGACAACCTGAGCGCCACCATAAGCCCATATGAGCGGGAAGCCGGGCGCGGCAGCCCCCAAGGTAACACCCTCTTTGATGCCAATGAATCCGGCACCACGCACAAGGATCGGGCCGCCGACAGTACCGCTTGCCTGAAGCGTGACGTTGTGCAGTTCGACCGCGATCGGCGTGTAGTACAGCTTCACAGCCCAATCGTTGGTCGTGCTGATCGTGCTGCCGTGGCCGTCGAAGGAGATGTTGGTGATGCCAGAGCATTGCGGCAGTGCTGTGGAAAGCAGCCCCCCGGTGAAGGCGAGTCCCTGCGTATAAACCTGACCCGCGACCCCATGAATGGTCGGAACAGCGGTATGGTTGTAATTGACGCAGAGATTGCGCGAAGCCTGCGGGATGGTTCGGCATGCCGCTGCACCGGTGCCGGTGCCGCATGTCGCGCTATCCGTTCCCGCTACCGCGTCGACATAGATATTGACGCCTGATGCCTGATGCGATGCGCCGAACAGTTGCGCGATCGTGCATCGCTTCGTGCCTCCGGCGACTGCCCCGGAAGGCATACAGGCGACGTTATCAGTCGGCGCCGGAGAGGTATTGGCCGGAAGGCTGTTGATGGTGGTCTGCGCGAAGGCGGGCGACTGGAGAGCCGCGAGCGCCATGAACGCGAGCAGCAGGCGCGCGAAACTCATATCATACTCCCATGAAGCCATCGAACAGGCCTTGGGCCTGCATGGCGTTGAAAAGGTCGGTGAGTTGGGTGGGGGAGAAAGCCCCGGTGTCGATCACGGTCGTCGCATTATCGACGGTCCAGATCGTGACATCAGAAGCGTCCTTCAGGACGATCTTGTAATTGCCGTCCCAGAAGATCGTGGCTTCGCCGCGTGTGTCGAGAATGACGGGATTGGCGTTGGGGACAGTCTTGGCCGGATCGGCCCATGTCGTGGCAGGCGTCGATGTGCCGGCCAGATAGGTGTAGAGCTTGCCGCCCACCAAAGGTAGGCCAAGAGCGTTCTGATAGGATTGCTTGCCTTCGGGCAGGAGAATGGCGGGCATGCAGACAACTCTTCATCCGGTCGGATGCGGTTGTCTGTTCGGCTGCACGTCCCGCGATCGTGCGCGCGCAAAGGCGCTGCCTGATGGTTTAATAGCAGGATTGGCGGGGTAGGGGAAGAAAAGAAAGGCGGCCCGAAGGCCGCCGATAGGTCAGGAAATCAGCCGCTTGGCCTGTTCGACCATTTGCAGGCGGTATTCTATCGCCGGGGTTCCGCCTTCTTCATATTGAGCTATGAACTTTCGCAGGAGGTCGCGCTGCGTCGACGGCTCCCACTGGTCCAATTCGACTATCACTTGCGTATAGTCCTCGTCGCTCATGCGATTGGCGTTTACGGCGTCGGTTGCGGCATAATAGCGGTCAACAGGGTCTGCCGGCCGAGCTAGGGCGGGCGCCGCGATAACAATGGGCGCGGCAAGCGCAGCGGTGATGAAGGAGCGACGGTCGGTCATTAGTGCGCCCCATTCTGGCTGGGTTGGGCGCGATAGGTCAAACCCTTGTAGAGCAGCGCATCTCCAGCTTGGGCCAACTCGCTTTCGAGCTTTGCCTTCTCAAGGATTTCCCTCCACATATCGAGCATGCCCGGCGCTATCGCGGCGCGGACTTGCAGGTCACCGTCTTTCGGAAATCGAGCCGCGTCTTCGATATAGCCAAGCAGTTTGGCGATCATCCGTTCTGCTTCGCGAATTTTCTGACCCGCAACCACTTGGGGCGGGAACACAACAATGTTATTAGGGCGAGTAGCCATGATGCGAAGCTCCTTTTCGCATTAGGGGTTAGGAGCGGCGCGGGGTTGCAGCCCTGCGCCGTTCTGTTTGTTTGGATCAGCCCATTACGGGGCTATCGATCCAATCTCGGAACCACTGACGATCTTCTTCAGTGGCGTTATTCCAAGCCGACATCATCCGACGCCGAGCTTGATCGTGAACATCATGAACTTCTTTGGGCGGCTCATGATGTACGGGCTTAGGTTTCAGCGCACGGCGAACCGTATCGACGCTCAACCCTGTTTCTTCAGCGATTTGGCGTGGGATGCCTTTTTCGTGCTGCGGGCCTTTACTCCTCCCGTCCGTCAGTTTGGAGACAGGTGCAGCATTTTGCGTCACCTGTCTCGCCTCCAACAATTCCGCATAGCGGCGAATATGCTCGTCGCGCTGTTCCTTGGACAGATCGTGGCGATGCAGGTTCTCAGCTATCTCCCAAAGCTCAGCGGATAGATCGTCGTCATCAGCATCAATGGCGTCGATTTTTTCCCAGCCAAGAATGCGAGCAGCTTCAAGTCGGTGGTATCCCGCAACAAGCACCGGAACCCCATCGGCCTTTTGACCATCGCTGCCGACATAATCATCAACAACCCGGATGGTGATCGGCTGACGAAGACCAATCTGCTTCATTGATTCCGCCAGCCGCCGAGCAGCCTCATGATTGACCGGCCGATGGCGTTGACCAACGGCGATCAAATCTAGATGGATGGAATATTGCTGTGAATCAGAAAAGCGTATCGCGCCCTTCGGGCTTCGTTTGCCTCCCGACCTCAAGCAGCGGGTTATTGAAGCCGCCAGCCAATCTAAAACGAGCGTGAATGCCCTCATCACATCCGTGCTGGAGCGCGAGTTTCCCCAGCCAACGATCAATGCGCATGAGCTTGCCGCTTTCCTTAGTGGCCTTGTCACCCAGACATATGAAAGCGACGGGGGAGCCGAATATTTCGCGGAAGTGAACCGCGCTTTGGCGAGCGCCAAAACCCCTTGGTGCGTCAAGTGCGTGGACGACGTGGTAAGCTTCTATCCCTATGCGGATAGCGCTCCAGAATGAAAGACATTGATGCCGTCCGCTTCAACGAAGCCCAGAAAGCCATATCGTCCTTCTGCGGCAATGCCAGTCTGGCGTGGTTTGCTGGCGCTATCGGCCTATGGTATGGTGATCCAACAGCGACTTCCTACGTTATATTAGGAGGTATGCTGGCAGGCTTGGCGTTGCTGGGCATGTCGATTGCGGGGCCGTTCTACATGCGGCCGGAGGAATAGAGATGGCGGACTGGTTTCAGATTGCATTCCCCCTGGTAGGCTTCGGCCTTGCTGGCGGCGCATGGCTGACGATGCATCTGCTGCGCCGGAGCTATGATTCGCGCCACAAGAGCGTTCATCCCGCCGAATAGGGCTGTCTTGTCCCTTATCTCTCAATGAGGTAGGGGAGGGGGATGAGGGGAATCATTCTTGCGGCATTGCTGCTATCCATGCCGAGCGCTGCTTTCGCTGGCGCTAAAATCCAGTTTTCTGCCTACGAAGGGCCTGAGAGGGTTCAGAATGGCGATGGCGGCACAAAACTCCGGAAAAACGATATCGACTGGTGGACGACGGGGACACCGCCACGCAAATATCAGGTGATCGGCTTTATCAGCGATAAACGCGATGAGAACTGGGACGGAGGACATGCTATCGGAAGTCCAGCGGTAGCAAAGCAAGTGCTGGCTGCGGGTGGTGATGCTGTGATTGTGTTGGCCCAAGACGAAGCAGGAGCTACTGGCGGAGCCGGAAGCGGGGCGATCTTAGGGGGGTTCTTCGCTATGGGTGGCAGTAAAACACAGACTAAGATGCTGGTCGTGAAATATATTGCTCAATGAAGCATCAGCATTTATCAAATGCCGTGCTTTTCCCTATATTTATTGGCGCGGCGATTGGTTTATTTTTTGCGTGGCCAGAAAAATTGGAGTGGAAGGGATGGGCCTATCCAGACCAAAACAGCTTAGCCGCAGACATTCCGCTTGGGTCGTTTGAAAGCTTAGAGAAATGCCAAGAGGCGGCTAGAATGGTGCTACGATACACGAACGAAATACGTCAGCTTGATGGAGATCATTTAGTGGGCGATGATGAGTGCGGGTATCGATGCAAGCCGAACTCTAGTATGGGTGGCATAAACGTCTGCAAGACGACTGCCCGATAATGGATGACTGGTATATCAAGAAAGCCGTTCTGACGGCCTTCTGTTCAACCATCATCTATTTTCTAATAGGGCGGTACGAAAAATGGAAGGAACGTCGAGCGCTCCTTCCGGCTCATGTGCGTAATGCGGGATACTGGAATGACCGCCGCGTCGATCTGATCGGCATTTGGTCGCTACGGCTTATGTGGAGCGCGCTGATTTTTGGAATCGGCGGTGGACTTTTTGTTGCGATAGATACTGGGTTGAAACACCCAGCCCAGCAACCTCCCTCTATTGTGATCCCTTCAGAAACAGTTGCGCCGCCGTCTGTCCCGTCTCGGCCTGACGACCGCCGATAAGATCGCCCAATTTCACGAAGGACTGGGGGCGCTCGGTCATCATTGATTGCACCACCTTACGACCCGGACGGCTGTAGATCGCGGACAAGGCGCCTGCGCCGCCTGCCAACGTCGCCAGCGTAGGGCTGTCGGTATAGTCAGCGCCTGCGCCCAATCCTACGGCCGCGCCGGGGAGAAATAGCTGCCCCAACTGGAGGCGTCCGGCCGTTCCAGAGTCGGGAACACTCGATGGAAGGACTTCGCTTGCGGCGTCGGAAAACTCTTGCATGCGCGCACCCCCAGCAGCGGTAGCACGCTTGCGGGCGCTTCGGTCAGACTGCCGGACAGCCGTGCGCAATTGCTCTGGGGAATAGACGCCACCTTTCCCCTTGGCCGCCGCCCGCTCTATGGCAACGAAATTCGCATATGCATCATCCGCAGCCTTGTAGGCGGAAAGATTGGCGGGATCGGCGCGACCAGCAAAATCAAAGAATGCGGCCCGCATTTCTTCGAGCCTATCTGCCAACAAGTCATCCGCAGGGGCCGAACTGCTACGAGCCTTGGAAATCCTGGAATCCAGTCCACGCTTAATGGATTGAAGGTCGCGCCCCGCCAATGCGCCGTTGCCGTTCTGGAGAAAGGGCAGTACGTCACCCATGGCAATCGCATCGAACGTCTCTCGCTGCGCTTTGGGAAGGGTGCGGGACTGCTGGTATAGCGACGACACGTCTTGTGTGAGTTGGTTATCGGGGAGCGCGTTGATGGCCCCAAGCGCATTGTCATAGGCATCGCTCAGAGCGCGCTGCCCCCAAGCCACAGCATCATGGCCCGTTGCCACGTCCTTCGGCAGCTTCGCCCCGATTGGAGCAAGTGCCTCGTCTATGGCCACCCGGTTCATGTCCTCGATAGCAGCCCGGCGTCCGGTATTTACCGACTCGCCCGCCAGCGGAATGCCAGAAAGGCGGTCTTCAACGCCCTTGGCGACACGGCCTAGCCAGCCCCCCTGCCCAGCGATCTGGCCGGGAGTGAGGTTAACCCCCTTGTCGGTAAGCGTCTTCACCACACCAGCGACCGCAGGGGAGAGGGTGCGCGATACAACCCGGTTGACCGCCTGACCGCCAAGATTACCTAACGCCCCAAGTGTTCCGCCAAGGGCTGCGCCGGTCAGGCGGTCGTCGTTGTTCTCCAGCGCACCGGATGCAGCGCCATAGGCTGCGTCGGCAGCAAGGGCGCTTTTAGCTATCGACAAGCCTGTGGCGGCGCGCAAGCCACGCGCAGCCGGGACCGTCGCCGCGAGGCCACCAGCCGTGCCTCCGATGATGGAAGCAATGGGGTGGGCTTCGCGCATGGCCTCTTTGGCATCTTGCGCCCTTTTCGCCGCACCTTCACCGCCTATTAAACCGGCGACTTCATCGACCGGCACGATACTGTTAAGAAACTCAGCCGTCGCAGTGCCATATGGCGTAGCGCCGAGCGCACCGATCCACGAACTATCCTTCCGCCCAGAAGTAGGGACGGTGAACCTCACGCCCTTGCCGCCGCCATCACGGTAACGGATCGCGCCCTCAAGTTCTGGACCGAAGGGACGAGTTCCATATTTCTCGGCTATAGCATCCAATTGCTCGCGGTTAGCGCCAGCATTGAACGCCGCCTGCGCTTCAGCCGCGAAGGCCTTGTCTGCGTCGGTTGACCATTCGCTGGAACCATCAGGGGAGATTGTAGGCGCGCTGGGGCCAGCGGGACCAGGGCCGGTGGCACCATCTCTGCCTGCCTCGCCGGCAGCCTTGGGGATGATGATCGGTGGAGAATCATCCTCGCGCTTGTCCTGGGGCGCTTTTTCTGCACTGTCCGCAGCGCCTTTCCACGACCAAGGCGTCATGCCCAGAGCATTGCGCTGCGCATCGACGCGACGGCGAATGTTGCTCAGCTTTTCCTCGATTGCCAAATCGCTATCGGTCGGAAGGGGCTGATTGGCGGCAATAAATGACTCTAGTTCGCGATCCGACTGCGCGCCAACACCAGGCACGCGAAATGCTGCGAGTGCTTGGTCTGAAAGGCCTGCTCCCGCGCTCTCAAACTGACTATTTTCCGGACGCAAAGTGGATGGGACGCGCCCAGAAATAGAATTGGGCCAGCCGCCGCGAACGTTCTGCTGATAAAGGTCATAAACCCGATCAACCTGTGAGGCGAGGGCGTCCAATCCGTTTGCCCGGAGGGCGGTTTTGTCGTCACCCTTGCCGCCACCGCCCAGCATAGATTGCGCGGCCTTTAAGCCGAGAACCTTCTTGATCTCAGCGGGGTCGGTCACGTCCTCCCAACCGTCATCGGCCATTATTTCTTCCTTCGCTGGAGTTTGCCATCCGGGCCAATGCGATACTCATACTGCGGAGCCGAACTTTTTGCGCCTGCGGATGCGGCTAGCCGTGCTTCACGGCGTTCGGAAAGGCTAAGATTCGCATCAGCGCGCGCATCTGCGCGATCAGCCCGCGCATTATCGGCGTTCTGGTTCTCGACGCGCAGACGGTAATCCCGGTCATCCTCAGCGCTCGCAATCAGCTTTTCCAGCGCACGACCCTGCCGGTAATAGGTCTCCAACCCTTGATCAGACAGGTCTGCGTGCTGAAGCTGGTCTGCTGGAAAGCCCCGGTCAGCGAGGTAATTCCCCCACTTGCTTTGCAACTCTGCCATACGCAATTCTTTCGGGATGCCGCGCAGGGCCGACGCCGCGACAGCCATCGCCTCGCCGCGACGGGTCATCATGTCCAGTTGATGCTTGTCGGCGTCGTAGATAGCGCGTTGAATCTGCGAACCCCTTTGGGGATCATGCAAAATCATCTGGGACAGAACGTCCATATTGATCTTCGCGCCATCGGTCCGGGGTGGCAATGGTTGATCGAGAGGATGATTGTCGAGTGGGTGCGGCTCTACCGCAGCCGGCTCCGGCGCAGGAGAAGCACCATTTCGCGCCTTCCATGCCTGATAGCGCTCCTCGCCCAATCCTTGGCGGATAGCTGCGTCCTGATCGGGTGTTAGACTGTCGGCAATGCTCTGGGTGCCGGGCGGCGCGACGGGTGGAGATGCAACCGGAGCAGCAGAGGCAGGGGGTTGCGTGATCGCTCCGGTTCCACCAGACGCCTGATCACCTCCTTTCGGGTAAAGTTGGGCCACAAGGGAATTCCACTCGGACTCTTTCTTGTCGGCGCGATCTTGTTCGCGGATTTTTAGCTCCAATGTCTTAGCTGCCATCAGATCGCTCATCCGCTGCCGCTTCAACTGCATGTACAGTTGGGGCAGGCTGTTCGTCTCATCACGGGCGCGGGCAAGGATTTCCCAAGGATTGGAGGCCATCAGATATTCCCCCCAGCCGTGCCGGTTGGCCGATTAAACCACCCGCCGTTATTCATCAGGTAGAGGGACGCGAGGTTATTGGTCGCCCCTGAGATCGACGCCCCTATATTAGCATAGCTCGACGCGCGCGCATTGCCCGCCGCCATCGCGGCGTTGGCCTGGTTCTGCCCATTTACTCCATAAGCCGAAGTAATCGCGTTGGATGCGGCCTGTCCCGCCGCCGCTGTCTGGCCGGTCGCTGACTGGCCTACACCCGCAAGAGCGGCAATCCGGTTGGCGAAGGCGTCATAGTTCGACGCCGCCAGCCCCGAAGCATACCGCATGCGGGCCTTGTCCGCGCCGCCGCTGTTGAGGATGCCGCGAGCCGCGTTGCTGCGGTTGATAGCCTTCAACCCCTCATCCAACTGGAACTTGTAGCCCGGCGTGGCCTCCAGCGCCGCCGTAGGATCTATTTTCGTGCCGCCAACGCCATAGAGGCCAGCCAGCGTATCCAGTGCCTTGTAGCCCGTCTCGCGGTATGGTTCATAGTCGGAGCGGGTCAGGTCATATTGACGCTTAGCCTCGTCGACCTGAAGCTGCGTGGCGCGCTCCGAAGCGTCAGCCGCCGCCTTCGCACCCTGCTTTTGCGCCTTGGCGGCTTTGGACCCTGCGACAGCAGTGGAAATGCCGCCAGCGACCGCCGCGCCCGCAATTGCTACTGCCGGGGGGCACATTATGAAGTTTCCTTGAAGTTGAGAAAGGCGAATTCACCGAACAGTCTTCGCGCAGCAGTATCATATGCTCTTGCCGCCAATTCATCCGTAGGGAAGGCTCCCAAAAAGTGTCGCTTCCGGTCACGAGTTATTCTCGCAACCCATCCTTGTTCGGGATACCAGGTGACACCTTTGTACCTAGATCGCCCCCCCTGCGGCTTCTTGTTGAATTGATTGGCCTGCTGCGTGGATGGGCGCAGATTCTGCCTCCGATTGTCAAGGCGGTCGTGATTGACATGATCTATCGCCTCGCAATCTCCGCCAATGATGGCACGGTGAAGCTTGCCCCTGATCTTATGTTGAGCATATCCCTCGTTGACACTCCACCCGCCTGAAGCGAGCAAGCTAGAATCTGCGACGTCTATCAAGGCGACCCCACGTTTCATCCGCAAGAACGCATGTCCCCCGCAAGCACATCTGACAACTGTCTGGGCACTCACCTTGGGCATTCATCGCTCCTCATTTCGAACCATTCAACAAGAGGGCCTCCTGGCTCCCGTGCGCGGACACCATCAGACCGAAACCCAATGATGCGGGTGAACAGTCTTGCGGCGCGGTCTTCGATAGGGATGCGCCCGAAAACTACGGAAGCGTGCAGCACATCAAAGGCATATCGCAGTCCAGCGCGCGCTCCATCCAAGGCTTCCTTTCCGCGTCCCTCAGGGCGAAAGAACATGTGAGCCTCCAGAACGGAGCTTGTGATAGGCTCCAGAAAGAAGCCCCCATGTGGCGTCAGGATCGTCGTAACGCGTTGCATAAGATCGGAGGCATCGTGCCCGATGATCGCGCTTACGAACCCAGCATCGGCGGGAGTGCCAATCCTGATTCCGTTCATGGGATTATGGAAATGCGATCCGCGCATGAAACCTCAGACACATCGAACATCGATGACCGTTGTCTAAGGTGGACGATGGCCCGGATCATGCCATCAACGCGACTGCGCTCCAATTGCCGATATAGCAGGGATAGAGTGGCAGGGGAAGCCTAGATGGCTGTCTGCTCGATCCCGGATGCAAGGACAGTGATAGACCCTGTTGCGGATGCGCTCATCTGGATCGTGCCGCCACCGCCAAGCCATTGCCCGACGGCTTCAAGGATGCGACCTGATGCGCCGGCTGCGACCGACCTGTCCTTTACCAACAGGTTCGTGTTGTCAGCCGTGCCTCCGGTCGGAACCAGCCAGATCGAGAATGTCGCCGCTACGCCGCTGTAGTTGACCACCGAAAAGGCATCGATACGCGCCTTCGCCGCCGCTGGCGTGGTGTAATAGGTCGCCACCGCATTTGTCAGGGTTCCGGCTGCGAGTTGCTTGGGAGTGAGCGCCATTTATCTGCTCCTAAATCACTTCATACTGGAAGATGAAACACATTGAGCGGTTTGCTGTGTCTGTGGTGTTCCAGATCATCCGTGCGCGGTCGTTGGTTATGTCTGAATAGAAGGCCGCACTCTGGCCCGGAACTTGATCGTTCGCCGCTGTCCCGCTGCATTGCTGAACCGTTGTGAAATTAGATGCGACGGGCAGGCTGATTCCAAGCTCAACCAACCCTCCAGCAGTCGGGTCAACGTCCGCACGCCCTGAAACCGTCACGACATTGCCGACGCGCATATAGCGGCACTGATAAGCTGTGGATGCGGACACATTGGTTACGTTGGTCAATGTTGGTGTGTATGTGCCGCTTGCCAGAGTTTGCGCGGCGTCGAGCGTCCCACCTGAAAAGGAAAGGTTCGCCCCGATAGTCACCGCCGTCCATGTGTTGGCGCCAGAACGGTAATAGATCGTGTTCGTGCCTGACAGAGCCTCAAGCGCCGCCAAATCGTCCGCTAGGGCAAGGGTGGGATTGCCCGAAACTCCATTCCCATTTGAAACTGTTATCCCTGCTGCTGGAGCCGTGAGGGTACGGAACGCGTAACTTCCCGCTCCGGTTCTCACCAGTTGCCCGGTCGAGGAAAACCCGCTGATGTTGTCGAGCAGCGTCCCGGATGCGGAACCGCCGCCCGTGCCCCCACGAGCCACGGCAAGCGTTCCAGACCAGCCTAGCGTAAGGGATGTTGCAGCGACCAACGCGGTTGATGGCGATCCGCCTAGAGTGAGGGTAACATTTGTGTCGTCCGTTTTTGTCAGCGCCACGCCGGAAACGGCGGAGGCAGGGATGGCGATGGATACATTTGCCGCAGCGGTCAGCCGCCCTTGTGGATCAACGCTGAACGTTGCGACCTGAGACGCTGAGCCATAATTCCCAGGCGTGACAGTCGTATTGGCCAAGTCCAGCTTGCCATTGCGCTCGACCATGCCAAGGCCCGCTTCCAAAACGGGGGAGGTGGCATCCAAGCGATCCGGAACCTCTTGCTCGACCAGCGGCATGCTGGGAAAATCCCATGCATCACTTGTATGGCCCGCGATTGCACCGTCGCCACCACCCGCCAGCAAGCGAATCTCTTCGTCAGCCGCCGACAAATCATCATCCGCCCTGACCAGCGACAGGAGAAACCGATACCATTCCGGCTTGATAAACCCCCTGTCATCAATAAGCGGCGCATTAGGTGGGTTGATGAGGCTAGCGAACATCGGCGTAATAGCCCATCACAAGCCGGCGAACTGGATCACTGATTGTTAGTTGAATATTGCGCTGCCTGAATTGGCCAAGATTGCGCCAGATCGCCCGCGTCCGATACTCACCAATCTGTCCGAGCGAACGCCACAGTTCGCTCGAATAGGTGCGGCCGCCATTGTCGCTATATTTGAGCATGATCTGGGGATCGGAGCCTTGCCCGGTCGAAAGCCCAACGCCCGTTTCGCAATAGACTTCGAAGGCATACATGGTGACGCGCTCGCGGGAAGCCTCCAGGGTTGGCAGGCCGATTTCCACGACGATCGGATCACCATTCTCATCGCAGACATCCAGATCAGGGCGATAGATGCGTCCGGTGTAGGCGTCGGAGAGCAGCGCCTGCCCCCATGCCGACACAGCCCCGCCGATCCGATAGTTGGCCAGTTGCCAGGACTTTCGTTCTGCCCATGTCCCAGTGGCCAGATCATAAGCGAATGTGCCCTGGTCGGTGTTAAGGACATAGAATTTATGCCCTTCCTGCGTGTAGGTGAAGGCGCGTGCCCACGTGGCATTACGCAACCGATATTCGATCGCATGAGTGGAGATGCGGAGAGGGTTGTATCCCTCAAGACGATAAACAACCCGGTCGTCCCCAAGGAACTGTACGCTATTGTCGATCTTGACGATGCTGTCACGATCGAAGCAACCGCGCTCGATGAAAGCATTGCCCTGGCGCTCAAACACATTATCCGCGCCGCCCGAATTGTAGAATATTTCGACGGTCTTTTCGCCGTAGAGATGCAGTTCGCGATGGTCAGCTATTATCCCGACGATCCCATCCGGTGAGCCTTCAGCCGTGAATACATCGAGGGCATCATAGGATACGCCATCCGCAATGCCCGAATAGATGCACTGGTCAGAATTATATATCGACCAGACGAAATAACTGTCGATATATTCAACGTCAGAAACCAAAGGCAGGCCGTCAGGTTCAACAATAACATCGCCAGCCAGCACATATCCATATGGCGCGGCACAAATGGCAAGTTGAAAACCGTTATCAGCCATCGTGACGGTGTTTGAGCCAAGAATCTCGCCCACATCGGTTGCAAAGCCGTTCTGGTCCACGCCATAAAGACGCGTTCCGATGACGACATAGAGCAGGTCGCCCATGACATGCTGTCCACGCACTGGCTTGTTAGCGATGTCAGCAAATAGTGTCAGGCCGGGTATGGCCATGATTGCAAAGTCAGTAGTCTTGTCTCCGTCCGCCTTCTCCGCAAACGCGTTGATGAGACTTGCGCCCGACCATGGCTTGCTGCGCCCATCGCTATATTGCAGCGCGGGCTTTATGGACCTTAGCACCATCGGCTGTCGCCCCATCGGTCGTCAGGCTGTAGATAGATCGATACCGGCTCGTTATCGAATGCCTTGAGCTTGCCGAACAGTATCTGAGCGCGCGCCGTGATCTTGCCGGCAACGTTAGGATCGTTGACCGGGTATTTGTCCATGAGGACATCAGCTAGGTTGTAAACGACCGTCTGCTGCCACTCCTGCGGGAAGTCGAGCGTGTCGTTTGCCGCATTCATCAGGAACATGGGACGCAGTGTATCAATGATAACGCTGATCGTTGGCGCAACAGCCGATGATGGGGTGGGCCAGAGATAGAGCGTGCCATCATCCCGTTGCGGATCATAGTAGAAGTTGACCGGCGTAGACGGGCTGGTCGTCTTGCTCGGCATGTCGAGATATTCCTGCCTCGACCATGGTGTCATCGGAGTTTCATAGCCGCCCACAAGCTGCTTGCGACGTGCCGAAGTGACCCGCATCGGCTTCGGATCATTCAAGATGTAAGCCGCCGTGTCGGCTATCGGGGTAATCGTGACCTGTTCCTTGCGCCACAGATTTTCGTCCGCGTTCCATGATAGGATCATGAGGTTCAGACTATTCTTCGCGCGCCTGAACATGTCGGCGGAGATTGTCTCACCTTCCGATCCGACGCCGATCACATCGAACGCCTCCTGAATGATCTCAAGCAGGCTGAGAGGCAGGGTGTTTATGGTGGAGACGGTCATATCGATTCCCAGCCATTCTGCTTGATCGTGCGCGCCAGCTTCACGTCTGCCATGGCCTCATGCAGCGGGATCGAGCGAAGCAGCTTGCCGCCTGGAACAGGCTCTCCAGTACGGCGGTCAATGTCCACCGACCGGATTTCATACGCCAGCCCGTCCACCGATTTTCTGCCCTCCACACGACCCGGCAGAGCCATTACAGATCCTCCGGCCGGATTATTCCTCCGATGAATTGATCAGGCGCTTCAGGCCGCGCATATGGCAGGTCTTGCCTGTCAGGAACGCCGCGAACGAAGTCCTGCGGGTTGCGACGATCCACGAACCGCCTATCGACCATCGCGCCGTCCCATTGGCGAACGAGCGCGGACAGCTTCACTTTGAAGCCACTCGCATCGCATATCGCGTTCGGGCCGCGTGTGGTCAGGCTCCGCTTCATCAGTATAGCGCCAGAATGTTAGTGGCGGTGGTCCCGGTGGACAGAACCTTATCAACCTGCACAGGCAGAACCCCGACAGGCGCGGCCTTGAAGGTGACGGTCTGCCCTTGGGCGAGGCGGGCCGTTACATCGCCAGTGACGCCAACATACAGCGCACGCGAAGTGGGAATCACCGTACTGTCATTGGCGGTGACAGCCGATGCCCCGAAATACGGGGCAAAATCAGATGAACGGCCCGCCATGTCTTATTCCTCGTCTTCGATTTCGGCAGGCAACGTCCAGCCATTGGCCTTGGCCGCCGCGACAAGGGCCTTCAGCTTCTGGCTGTCGGTCATCGTCTTCTTCGCCGCCTTGGCTTCCTGCGCATCCGACGCGGGAACGTCCTTGGTCGCTTCCGGCTTTTTGGCATTCGTCATCTCAGTTCTCCTCAAGCCCCCGGCTCACAGGGTCAGCGCCGCGATTTGGACGCGAAGATATAATCGACCGATGCCGTCTTCGCGGCAGCGGTGGTGGTGCGGACAGAGAAAGACGGGGTGGTCGTGGTGTCGGGCAGATAACTCGCCGCAACGCCGGTCACGGAAGCCTTGGCAACACCATCCTGATAGAAGGTCACCGTGTCCTTGCCGTCCCAATACCAGCCAAGTTCGGTATAGGTGTCGGCTACAATGGTCCCGACAGCCGCCGATGTGCTGCCCGTGGTGGCGTTCTTGCGGACATAGCCGGTGATCGCGCCGGTTGCGGTCGTGGTCTGGAAGAAAATGCCGTCCGTGGCATCTTCCGGGGTCGTGTCGGTGACCTGAAGGCCCACGGTCACAACGGTGGTCAGCGCCGAAACCTTGAAGCGAACCTTGAACCATGCTGGCTTGCCGGTCTCGAAGGAAAAGCCCTCGGTGGTCTTCTGCGTCGAAACAGCATCGCCACTTGCGCCCGTGGTGGTGAACAGCAGAATGCCGCCGTCACCAGCGGTCAGAGCGACCGTGCCGGTGCCAATCAGCGTTGTCGTCCAGTTGGTGGCGCCAAAGAAATCGAAATCATCCATGAACTGATGGGCGTCAGTCGGATCGGGGCGGAAATACTGACCCAAGGGATCAGTGGTCTTGCGGGTCGAAAGCCCGGTGGAGAGGCGGGTGACTGCCATTTTTCACTCCTGACGTTCAATGCGAACGCTGTTTCCAGCGTCAGGAAAATGGGGCGGCCTACTTCCCGACCGCCCCAAGTCGTTCAGGCGCCGGGGGTGCCGTAGGCGCCACGCCAATCCGTCCAGCCTGTGGAGTACCGTTCGTAGAACTTGTACTTCAGGTTGTCGGTGTCGAAGTCGCCGTCCTGCGCGAACCAGATGTCCTCGCGCTGGAAGAGCTTCACGCCCTCCGGCGCATCGGTGCGGATGAAGAACGCATCCGGGTCCGTGAGGTAGTGGTTCACGGCCGTGCCATCCGGGAAGGCGTTGAGGGCTTTCAGGGCGTTCAGCGCGTTGTTCGCGGTGTCGCTCTGGCCCGAAGACTTCAGGATGCGGGTGGCTTCGAACTGAAGATCCACAGGGATGATCAGCTTGCGCGGCGTGATGGAGATTTTCATGCCCTTGGCGTTGGTCGCCTTGCCGATCTGGATAATCAGATCCTCAAGACTCGCTTCGGACAGGTCCGCGTCCACCGCCAGCCGGTTGGACTGGTTGCCGGCCATGGTCGGGTGCGCCGTCGAGAAGAGCGGCTGACCGTCGCCACCGGTATAGGCGGAGTTGAATCCCCGGTTGTAGATGTTCGCGACCACGTTTTCCTTGGTCTGGCGCGCAGAGAAGGCCAGCGATCCAGTGCGCTGCATGCCGATCTTCTCGTACAGATTGTCCTTGAGCGCCTCATGCGTGATGATGAAGCCCAAGGAGTAGGCCAGATGGGTGTAACGGGTCGTGATGCCCTGTCCCGCACTGTCGTAGCGGGTGGATTCGCCCTGAGGCTTCACCGGAGCCAGGCCGAAGCCGGTCATCTCCTGATCTTCCTCGTAGGCCATCGAAGAGCTTTCGATGGAGACGAGTTCCTTCCACTCGGCGGGATGCTCGTTGTAAGCGGTGCCCCAGCGAGCGTTGAGGCCGGGCCAGAGCAGCTTGGCGATATTGCCGGTTGAAATCACAGTCATGGCTCAGACCCCCGCGACCTGGTTGGAGAAGAGATGGCGGTTGATCCGCACAAAGAAGGTGGAACTGTCCGAGCCGGAGCTTACGGACGTGCCAACCTCGTTGTCGGGCCGCGACGACATGCCGGTGATCTTGAGATCGAGCGTGTTCGTGGTGGCTTCGGTCGTGTTGTCGAGCGCCATGCCCGACCAGCCGTAGGAGGTGTTGACGCTGCCCACGACCACGTTGGCATTGAGGCCAACATCGTTCGCGTTGAGCGGCGTACCGCCCGCGACCTGACGGATTTCATATTCCGCCTGCGGATCGACATTCACCAGTGCGAGGCGCACCGTCGAAGCCGCACGATAGGGCAGGCTGTCCCGCGTATCCGGCAGGAAGCCAACGACCACGCCCGCAAAGACGTTGCCGGTCGCACCCTGCACGACATCGTTATAGACGACGCCGTTGATGATCTGGGAAGTGCCCGCCAGCGTGACGAGATCGCCAACGCCAATCGCAGTGGCATTGCCGGACGGGGTTGCGAAAACCATGATGCCCGCGTTGTAAACGCCGCTATCGAGCTTCTTACGCGGGATAAGCCCGAAGGGAGTGGTAGGATTTGCCATTGTCGGCACCTTCACGCTCTAGCGCGTAGCTGGTGCCGACAGGCGGGCCAGGACTAATCGCGCTGGATAGACCCTTGGCCGTATGTATCGTGGGATGACATCTGGCCGGTGGAGTCACGACCGGCTGCGATTGAATCGTCTACTAGCCGGTTGCGCGCTTCCTTCTCGGCCAACCCCTCGGCATAAAGCTCATCAGGGGTTTCCATGAGGTAAGCTCGAAGGGGTTCTCCGTTCGCCTTGGTTCCTACTAGGCGGGAGACACCGCTGCCAACATCGGATGACTGAACGTTGGTATCGTGGACCGGATCATAGCCGAGTTCATGAGCGTCCGCAAGACGGTTGCCGTCATCGTTGAACCAGCGCCGTTTGAATCCAGGGCGTTGCGGCGCGTCCAGCTTGAGAGCATGGCCACCGACAGATGCGCGGCGGCGGCGCTTGATCGGGCCATCGGGGGTTTCGATCGTGACTTCGGCCTGCTGGCGCACCTCACGGGGCGGAGGCGGAGGGTTGTGATCCACGCCGGTCTGGCGGAGCGGTACGGCCTGTTTGCGCTCGCGCTGCGGACCGGGAGAGGTGTGTTCGTCGCTCATGTTCGAATCCTTCCATGATTAGGGTGAAATCCATAGGTGATCTCGGCCACCTTGCGCGCGCTCCGAGCATCTTCGATATTCTTGAAGCGACCTAAGTAGATATTGCGCTCACCATCCCAGATGGTGGCCACCCATCTATTCCGGTAGAATGAAACACCGGTCACCCCAGAGATGTTATCATTATGCCGTGAACTGTTGCGGCAATTTTCGCGCTGACTAACACACCGCAAATTGGACAATCGGTTGTCAGTACGGTCGCCATTGATGTGGTCTATAGTTTCTGCATCAACACCATGGACCATTTTCCATATAACCCGGTGAGCGTAGCATGTCCGGCCGTCTATAGAACCGGACAAATAGCCCGTTGCATGAAGCGTATATAGGGCCGGGGCATTGGCGAACATTGTGTTCCACCGCTTCCAGCGGCGCACATTGGGGAAGCGGTCAGAGGCTCTGGCCTTCCAAAGCAGCTTTCCTGTTTCAGGGTCATAACGAAGCAAGTTGCGCAGATAATCTGCGGGCGGTAGATGGCTCTTAGCCATTGCGCGGTCCTTTCGCGTGGTGGTCAGGGCCGGGCACTGTTGACGCAGTGTTTCCGGCCCGTTGTATATAGCAAATTCCGTCCGCAAAGTCACGGCGTTACGTCCACTGATACGCCTTCACATAGTCCTCACGGGACTTGATGAGGCCTTGCCTCACCCATTTGTCGCACGCTGCCTTCGCTTCGGGCGGAAGATCGTTGTAAGTCTTGCCGCCAGTGGCGCCGCGACGAGTGCCGCCGCCATCGACTGCGGGGCGCTTCTGCCGCTGCGCCGGTTCGGTCGCAAAGGCATCGGGGAATGCTTCGGCAAATTCCTCGCGAACCTTCTCGGCAACCGCGTCCAGATCGGCGCGATCAAGGAAGCCGCCCTTCGACTTGGCGAGGATGGCCGCCTGACTGTCCGCATAGTTCTGCATGACAGGGTTGGTGGCGTACCATTTATTGGCCTTGCCCCAATCCGCGAAGTCCTTGGCACGCTGTTCGCTGTCTTCGGCCTGCGGTGTCGGCGTTCCCGGCTTCTCCAGCTTGTCCAGCTTCTCAGAAGCCTTGCGATGGGCTTCCACGTCACCAGCCTCAACAGCGGCTTCCTGTTCGGCCCTGATGTCCGCCAATGCCCGCTGGTAGGCGCGCTGTTCGGCCTGGCTGAAGAACTCAGCGGCCTGTTTCGCGGCCTTCTCCGCAGCGTCCAGACGGCGCAGGAGCGTCTTGTTCTGCGCTTTCAGGATGGGCATCATCTCCTGACCGCGCTTGTAGAACGTCTCCGCGTCTACATGACGCGACGGGTCGCCCTTGAACTGGTCAAGCGGCGTCCAGCCCATCTTGGAGGCTTCAGCCTCGAAGTCGATTGCATCGTCATTGCCGGACAATTCTTCGCCGGGGATCGGCGTTCCGGCTTCTGCGGGTGCTGCGCTTGCCATTATTTCGGCTCCCCCTGATTGTTTTGGTCAATCGCGGCCTTAAGCCTGTGAACATCAGAGAAGTTCATGTAGAGAGGCGCAACGCTCGGCATCCTCTCTTTCTTTTTCTTTCCTCGGTTCAGCAGGGCGTGGATCGAGTGCGCGGTTATCACCGAACGTCCACCGATCTTAATCAACTCCAGATCTCCGCGCTTTACCGCATTGTAAATAGACGCTCGACATAAGCCGCCAAGAAGCTGGCCCGTTTCCTTCAGGCTGTAACAAAAGGGAGGAAGCTTGCTATCACTTAGCATCGGATATCTCCAAAAGTCGGTAGATACTTTTTACCTTTACTAAGGTTCGTTTCCCCACCTTAACGGTATCAAGCTTGCCTTCATTGATGAGCTCGTAAATCTTTGTGATTCCGAGTCCCGTAGCCTTCTTAACACCATCAATGCTTGTCGTGAGTTGTTCCATCACTCCGCCTCCTCAAGCCTGCCGATCACGTCTTCATCATTGAGCAGCCGGTATTTCTCACCGTCCGCTCCCTCGATCTCGACGCCGCCATATTTCGCAATCATCACGCGCGATCCGGTGGCCGGCGCTTCAAAAGCCACGCCGAAATTGCGCGCATCGTGGATGGCTTCGGACCATGCCGTCTCACCCACAGCCACGATGGTGGCCTTGGTCATGGCCATGTCCTTGCGCTCGGCATTGGCCTCCGGGATGATGATCCCGCCCGCCGTCTTGCGCTCGGCGCTGTCAGGCTTGACCAGCACCCGCTTGTCCATCGGGACGACCCCGCTCTTATTTTCCATCTTTCACCTCGACTTCATAAAACCGCGCCAAATCTTCACAGGACAGGTGCAGGATTTCCCCCAGGAACACCGCTTCCGGCTGGCTCGCCGCCACTCCCCGCGACCATGCCTCCATCAGCACCGACTGCCGGTCCCTCAGATATTGGAGGAAGTCCCGCGTCAGGTTGTGGTTCTTCCACGCCTCCAGCGCTTCCGGGTTGAGCAATTGGTTCACCATTGTCCTCCATGTCTGCGGCGTCCGTGGCGAGGCGCACGGCGGCACCCACGAGCGTTGCCGTGTCGTCCAGCAGGTTCATGCGCTGGGCGGTCTCGGCTGCGTTCAGGATGTCATTTGCCGCCGTGGCGTTGTTCTTGCGGATCTCGCTCTTGGTCTTGTCGCGGGTGTTTTCCATCTCCGCTGCCTTGGCGATGATCTCCGGGTTCGGCGGCGGGGCCGGGACCGTCATCAGCGCGTCAACATTCGGCTGGCCGGTGCCCTCAAAGTAGCGACGGCGGATTTCCTCCTGATTGACCAGAGGATCGCCGTTGAACGCTAACAACGACTGCGCTTTGAGCGCCCTCTGCGCGTCATTGACCATGGTGGGGTCGGACACCGGGATTACATCGATGTCCTTGTCCTGATAGTCGGCGCGGCCGATCTGGCCCGGTTGGTCGGTCAGGGCGTAATAGGCATTCTCGTCAAGGAAATCGCGGTTCAGGCCAAACAGGATGCGCAATTCCTGCCCGAACGAGCGATGGATGCGCTTGAAGATCGCTGTCATGACCTTGGTCGCCTGCTCGATCTGGGCAAGAACCGTGGTCGCGGGAGTGGTCGCGCCTTGCGATGCCCCGGTCAGGATGTCCTGAACGGAGGTGATCTCCTTCGCTGCCCCGATCAACATCTCAAGCAGGTTGAACAGCACAGCAGAGGGGCCGGGGAGATTGAGCGGAACGATGTTTTCCCGCAGCGTTCCTCCCGTCACATCGAGGCGCTTCCACTCGCCCAGCTTGAACTTGAGTTCGCCCGACCGAATGTTGACGCCGGCACCGATGAAGCCGCCCTGCGCGTTCTGGAGCGCGCCAGCATCAAGCAGATGGTTCAAGGACTTATCGATCGCCGCCGTGATGTCATCCAACAGCGCGCCGAATCCGATATGATAGAACGACCCATCGGGGGCTGGGAAGAAGCCATATTGGGTGAAATACTGCTTGGCTTCGACCCGCACGACTTCGCCAGTCGCCATGTTGAGCGTTACCGTATCCTCGTCATAGGCTGGCTCGATGCGGACCACCGCGCCGCTGTCGCGCACCAGCGTGACGATGTAGGGCTCTGGATAGTCGTCCTCGTCCAAATCTATGAGGCAGAACTGCTCCAGGAACTCGACAGGGGCCGTTTCGCTGTCGTCCTGCGCATCATTCGACACAGGGACGGGAACACGCCGCCAGATGCCGGAACGGAACCGCTCTTCGATCTCGTGCGGGTAGAAACGCATGATCTCCGAGTAGCGCGGGGCCGCTTCGATCGATTCCGCCCAATAGTTGATGACGAAATCCAGCGCCGTGACGGTCTTGCTGACATTCCGCTTCTGCACCACGTCATAGTAGGTCTTGCGGAACACGCTGCCGACGATGGGCAGTTGCAGCAGCAGACGGTCGGTCGCCTCTTCCCAGCCCGGCATGTCATAGAGCAACTGCCAGGTCATGTGATCGCCAATGCGATCGGCGCGCGCGCGCTTCTGGCCGTCCGGGTCTTGGCCCAGCACGCGGCCCTTCACCAGATTGGAGCCGTCCACGATAGCGGGATATGCGCGGGCCTGGAATTGCACGGCGGCAGTGGTCAGCAGCGGGAACTTGATATTGCTGGCGTTGGGCCATGGCATGGTGCGCGGCTCACGAACCTGCATCGCAATGTCCAGATAGCGCTTGTAGCGGTCCTCCCAACAGTCACCCTCATCGCCCTGGCTGCGGCTCTGTAGGTCGGCGCGGAAGCCGTCGAGACAGCGCGAGCCGATGCGGTTCAACTGATCATCAGGCAGCGCTTCGATCAGTCGCTCAGTCTGGAGAATGACCGGGATCGTCAGGGTGACGGGGGCGTCGTCCTCAACCTCTTCCACGATGTCAGGTGCCGTTGCCATTAGAGTCCGAACCTCCCGATATTCTGAGTTTGGCGGAGGCTCTCTTCCTCCCATTCGTCATCGTCATTGAAAGCGGGGTTGATCAGTGGGCGCGCCACCGCAATCAGGCCGAAAGCGTCGGCGCCATGGCTGGACCAGTCATGGTTTGGACCAAGGCCGATCGTGCGCTTTTCATCACGCTTTTCGTGATACCAGCCGATAGCCTCGATGCCCCCGGCGCACTTCTCGCTGTCGAACCACATCTGCGGGAACAGGCGGCGCGCGGCTTCCACACGGGCCATCGCCGCGCCCGCGCCCTGGTTCGGGATCACGCGGACGTTGAACCCGGCCTGCCTTAGCGCGCCTTCATAGGTGGCGTCGTAAACGCGGTCATGCGCCGCGCCATCATGCGGAAGGATGCAGTAGGCCTTATCGTAGCCCTTCTCACGCAGCCAATTGATGTGCGAGGCGAGTGGTTGTCCTACAGCCTCGTAATAGTCCAGCAGCCACACTTCCTTGCCGACGAACTGGACAATCCAGATTGCGGTGGCGTCCGCCTTCGCGCCAGTACCGCCAATGTCCCAGATTGCCCACAATGCCATGAGCGGGTCTGGATTCACGCGGCAAACGCGCCCATCAAGGCGGGCCAGAGCAAGCTGACGGGCATAATAGGCGCCCTCATGCTGCTGCACGAAATCGCCTTCCCAAATGTGCCGATAGCTGTCTGGCCGCTTTTCCAGATCGTCCAGGCGCTTGCGATCAAGGATGGCGGGAAACCAGGGATTATCGCGCCAATTCAGTTCAATGATCTTGTCACGCGGACCAGCCTGCTCCCGGAACCGTTTGTGCGTGGCGGATCGCTTGCTCTCCGGGTTCCACGTAACCCAAAGCTCGCTTTCCTCATCGCGCAGCGTCGGGATCAGTTTGACCCACGCCTCTTCCGTTACCGGCTCGGCTTCATCGATCCAGCTAAGCAAAATGCGGGCCTTCGACTTGATGCTGTCGATGTTCCGGTCCAAGCCGGTGAAGGCGTATGAGATGCTACCGCAAGCCGTGCGGATATACTTCTCACCAAACTCGAAATGAGGACGCAGCCACGCTTCTTCGCTGATCGCTGCCTTGATCTCCTCCATCGAGGAATCGGCCAGGCTGTTCATGAACTGGCGCCCGCAATGGATGATGCCTTCACGGCCTGCGCTCGCCCACATATGAGCGCGGACGGCGGTCATCTTGGCGAAGGTGCGGGTCTTTCCGCTGCCACGCCCCCCATAAGCCCCGCGTGTGTCAGCCGTGCCTGAAAAGACCGGCACCAGCTTGGCCGGCATCTGGATTTGCGCGGTGGTCATTCCGGCTTGACCCCGACCAGTTCAATCTTGGTGATTTTCTGGTTGATCTCGCCGCTATGCTCGGTCTCGACCTTATCGCGCCAATCGCCTTGCCCCGCATTCTTCAGCGCGAAGATGGTCGATGTAACCACCGGACCTTCACTGGCCCGGAGCAACCGCCGCTCAAGAAACGCCTGACGCTTTGACCGTGCCAGCTTTACAGTGTCCGCAAATTCGGGATGTCGATCTTCCCACTCATAGACGCGCTGGCGATGGATGTTGAGTTCTGCCGCTGCCGCTGCGAGGGAAAGGCCCTCTGCCATGAGCGCAAGGATCTGCTCTCCTAGCTCCGGCGTGAAATCTGTGGGGCGGCCCGCGTTCGTCATGGCGGGCACCCATTTACAGCATGGGAATCACCCTGCACATGCGGCAAAAATCAGTGGGCGCAGTTTAACACTCTGCAATTTAACCGCTACACTTCGCGCTTCGCCATCAGGCCCGGTCTAGCTACGCGACCCACTTCATCATAAAGCCATAGCAGCTTTCTCTGCCGCACGCATCATCCGCTGCACATGCCTGCGGTCAGCCCCAGTTGCACGCACAATCTGCATGATGGAACATGGCCCGTGCTTCTCGACATAGCCCATGACCCGCGCCCGAGTAGCTGGTGGTCGGCCGCGACCCTTTGCAGCGTCCATCCCCCTACCTCCCCTCTGTGGATGGGCTGACAAACCGGCGCGCGCGAAAGATGATCACGCCATGCTCACCTTCGCCCGGATTGAGTTGCGCCGGATCGTTTGGCTCCGCGATCTCGAACTGCATCTCATGGATCAGCCCGCAATCGCAGCACTGCATGAGGTACCCGGGGAGCGGGTGTATCCATTCGGACCAACCTTCCTCGTCTGGGTGCATGGGTTCGCATTGGATGGTCATGGGCGTGTCTCCAATCGCCCGCCATTGATGGCGATCTCATTTTCACATTCAGGGCAGACGAGCGCGGCAATGAACGGTCCAGCAGCATCGTGGATCACAGCGGGAATGAAGCCCGCTGGCGTTTCCTGATCCTGCTGGCATGGGCACAGCATCCAGTTCTGCTCGCCGTAGCTGGTGAGCTTCTTCTGGCGGTGCACGTTCAGATCGGTCACACTCACTCCCCCGCCTCCTTGTGCTTGCGGTCGAACTGCGGGCGTTTGTGATAATCCTGGCGACTGATCAGGAGGCAAAACCCGAAGGGCAGGCGCACATAGTCATGCCACTGGCTGACGCGTCTCGTATCTGGCTGGTAGAACCGATGAAACCAACGCGGGCGACCCACATACTGGTTGCCCGCAGCGTGAAGCTCGGCACGGCGCCGAAGTTCGGCGTGGCTGAAAATCTTGTGATAGCCCCGCGTCCGGTTAGTGATGCAGACCGACCAATGCCAGTATAGCGAACTCCGGGGATGATAGCTTGCCAGAATGAGATCGCCCGAATTGGACCGCGACCACATAGCCAGTCCGCCGACCCGCAAGCGCTCAAATCCCCACTTCGCCAGATTACGCGATCCATAGCGAATGGCTACGGGGCCGATGTGTAGATAATTCCCCATCACTCATCTCCTTCAGCGGCGTCGTACATTGCGGGGGCGTCAGGCAGGCCAGACAAGCTCGTAATCCTTGCCGACAGCGGGTTGCCACGAAACGATGTCCCATTCATGCGGGCCTGTGGGCCATTGCTTCCAGCGGCGCTGTTCTGGACGCACGCAGCGGGCGACAACACCACAGCGATAGCGCACATCAACGAGCGGCGGGTTCTCGTTGCCCTCGAACGGATTGCGGCCGGGGTTGGCGGGCACATCAGCGCCCCCCCCGCATGGCGCGATATTCGGACAGCGGAACCAGTTTCAGGCTGTCGGCCTTCGCGTCGTAAATCCAGCGGATGCCCTTATCGACAGGCTCCATGGAAAGGCGGGCGTTGTAGTTTGCTGCCACCCGCTGGCCGATGCTCACCCGATCTTCATCGGAGGCGGAAGGCGCGGAATAGCTCTGCCGTTTCAGCGGGTTCGCGCTCATGAGTTGTAGTTCCCTTCAAGAATTTTCTGGAAGTTTCCTTTGCCCAGCACCCAATCGAAGGTTGCGCCGGGCCAGTTGCGTTCGCCGCGAAGGAACGGGGATTTCTCAATGCTACCAAGAACTTGCTGGAAATCCTCGATGGTGTGCCCGTTGATCCGGGCTTTCAGTTTCTGGCGGCGTTCAGGGGTGAGATCGCGAACCTGTGGGCGGCCAAGCCTTGCAGCAAGCTCGTTCCACGCCTCCATGAAATGCTCCGGCTTGAGGTTCTCGCCATCAGCCTCCTCGATTTCGGAAGCGCTGCCCCCAGATGCGTAAGCATCTATAATTATATCTCCCTGTCTCTGTCCCTCTCCCTGTCTCTTGGATGTGTTTTCCTGAGGGACATCTTCTCCGTGTCCCTGGGGACAATCTTGGGACACGGATTGGGGACATTCTGAGGGCTTGGATGGGATTGTAAGCGGGACAGGGTGGCAACCGGAATCAATGAATTCGTCCAGAGAGGGGAATTCAAAGTCTGTTCCATGGCGCTGGTTGTGCTTCTTGATGCGGGCGCATTCCGTCCGCCAGCGCTGTTCCTGCTTGGCTTTCCAGGCCGCATTGGCTTGTTCAGCGACAACAGGATGATACCAGCGCCCATCCCTACACAGGATGAAACCGTGCATTGCGCCCGCTCGACACTTCCGGAACGTCTTTACGTCCCGACCAAGGCCGCATAGGCGTGTCAGTACCATTTCGTCATCGGGCAGACTGGCAGCGGGGATTTGATGCCAAGACGCGGCCCATAACATGACGGCGTACCATGCAGCCTCCGGATCTACTGTCGCGGCAAGATCACTGTCGCGCAGACGTGAAACATGCAGCGGCATGAATGGAAAATCCTGCAAATCGCAGTCCGGCTGTGTCAGGGGGGAAGTCACCCTATAGCGCTCCTGATATTCTCGAATGCTGGATTACCGCGCAGCTTTTCAGCCTGGCGCAGCCCTGAAACGATGGTGGTATGATCGCGGTGGAACAGGCGACCGATGGCGGGCGTCGACATGCCGCGAGCGCGCATGGCCTCCATAATCGCAAAGCGCGTCCAGCAGACATGCCGGGTGCGTGATGGGCCGCGAAGATCGGCAATGGGGATGCCGGTGGCCTGTGCCGCGCGGTCGAGAGTGAATATGGTCATGTCGCCACCTTCTTCGCCTTACGCCGCTTCCGGCGCACAGGCGGATAGATCGTGACGACCACGCCGGGGTGGGTTGCCTCGACCAGTTTGCGCTTAAGCTGAAAAACGGCGGTACGGACGCCCTTCACATCCTCGACTATGCGGCAGTCCTGCACACGATATTCGAAGTCCGCGACATAGGTGCAGATGTAGCTGTCACCGATGTTGACGGCGAAGGACGGCTGCTGGCGTAGATCGGTGATCGCGCCGTCGATCTCCATGTCATGAAGCTGGTTGCAGCGTGCAGCCTCTTTGCGGCTATCATGGGTGTGCCCATGGTCGCAGTCAGTCTTGATGGCGCGATACTTCGTCATCAGATGTCGAAGCCCAACTGCATGCCCAAGGCAGCGGCATAGGTGGCCAGCAGGGCCTCAGCTTCCTGACGGGTGTTGGCGTCCAGCTTGCGCAGGGCGATGATCTTACGGATCGTCTTGACGCAAAAACCGTTGGCCTTCGCCTCCAGCAGCACATCCTTTTTATCGTCGGCCAGCCCCTTGGCTTCCTCGTCCAGCCTCTCATAGCGCTCCACGAAAAGCCTTAGCTGTTCGGCGGCAACATTGACGGTCATGCGGTTTTCCTTGTGAAGCGGCCGAAGCGATCGCGCGCCGGGCCTGAGTGAAGGCGCGCCATGTTCTGGCGGCACATGCGGGCGAGGGCGCGCTTTGCAGTCCAGCGGCGGATGGCGCGGATCATGCCGCCGCTCCCCACACAGCCATGCGATCGATGGCGCTCTCCAGCAGGCGGCTTTCCTGCTCTGTGAGGGCGCGTTGGCGAGACAGGGCGTCCAGCCGTTCGAAGTCGGCCTTGGCGCGATAATAGGTCGCCGCTGCACGGGTTTGGGCGTCCTGGAAGTTCATGCCACGCTCCTTTCCATGGCGCCGGAGATCGCCGCCGCAACGATGGTGATCAGGAGGGCCAGACCGATGCTTTCCTTCGCAACGACAGTGGCCGTGCTGATCCAGAAGAGATCGAACCAGTTGAAGCGCGGGGTGAAGATGAGCGCTTTCATGCCACCTTCCTCCCCATAGCGACGAGGACTTGGCCGCGTTCGATCTGGCGGCGACCGACAGCGGCAAGGTGCTTGCGATCATCGGCACAGAACATGCCATCTGCGGCGCGGCGCACAATTTCGGTGGTGTCCTCTGACGCATCCGCAGCAAATTGACCCGGAGGCGGCTCACTTTCATCGGGAACCCAGAACACGCCCTGGCCGATCAGTTCGGGCAGGATTTCGTTGAGAAAATCAGGGCCGATGAAGCCCGCTACACTCAGGATTTCCTCGATTTTCGGTTCGCGCCATTCATGGTGTTCAGGCTCATGGCGATAGGCTTCGATCATGCGCGCCGAAACGCCCGCACCGCGCTCGATTTCCTTGTAGCGGTGCCGCTTGCCGACCCCGACATAGAGGCGCAGCGCAGCGCCGAACGCCCGATATATTGCAGTGCGGGAAACATTCGGGGAAATCCCCGCTGAATTGCTTGTGCCAGTCATGCAGAAGCGCCCTCATGAGATACGGATTCGAAACAAACGGCGCGGACAGAACCGGAAGGGGGATCAGCCCTGTCCGCGCTTCCTTCGACGACCCGAAGGAATTGAAGCGGTTCAACCGTGAGCATCAGGCCGTCGCCATCGACGTCACGAATGATGGCTGGGGCGCCCAGGACAGCGGCGATAGCGCGCATCTGGAACAGCGCCTTTGCGCGCGCGAGATCGGCCAGCATGTCCGCCGTGCTGGTCTCGTTGCTATTGGGGAGGTTGTGAGACATCTGCTGCTACGCCTCCATGCTTTGGAGGATCGCCCGCCCGATCAACTCGGGGATTTGCGGGACTACGGCGTTTCCGCAGGCTCCAACTCGGTCCATCCGATCGGGAACCCCATCAGCCACTCTTGCAGGCATGGGTTCGTCCGAGAAGGAATATACGTCCCCCGCCGGAGCGCGGCTTTGCGTGAATTGCTCCCGCCAGCATTGGATATGCCGCTCTTGCGCGGCGTCGGGAACATAAGCCGTGATCCAAACTCGATCTCGGATATGGGCGGCGCCAAGGTCGCCAGCTTGAACGCAGTCCCAGCACGCATCATACCCGAGCGCGGCCAAGTCACCGAGAACGCGGGCGAACCACTCTCCACCGGCTCCAGAAAGGAGTTCTGGCACGTTTTCCACGATCGCAAATGCGGGTCGAATTTCGCCAATAAGACGGGCGAACTCGCGCCAAAGGCCGGAGCGCTCGCCATCAATTCCCGCTCTTTGTCCAGCTTCAGACAGGTCCTGGCAGGGGAAGCCTCCGCAGATGACATCGACGGCAATTCCGTCTCGGGCCAGAGCGTCGGCTGTGAGTTCTCGAACGTCATGATAGCAAGGCACCTCAGGCCAGTGTTTCGCCAGCACGCGGCGGGGAAATTCTTCGATCTCGCAAAAGGCGACCGTCTCGAAACCGCCAGTGCGCTCAAGGCCAAGGCTGAAACCGCCGATGCCGCTGAACAGGTCGAGGACGCGCAGCTTCTCGCCCCTCCCAATCTGATGTGTGGGGGTCATGCTGCGGCCTTTCGTGCTTCCACGAGCGCGGTCATCTCGCGCATCCGCTTGCCCATGGCCGCCAGAGGAATCGCCTGATGCTCGCCGCACCAGTGCCCAGCCATCATTGGCGGAAAAACGGACCATCCGGAGCCGGCAGGTATGGCAGGGCCTCGCGGAGCATGCCGACGACAAACGCCATCCGTATCCGGGAACGCCTTGCTATCCTGAACAAAGAAATAGCGGCACGTAGCGCAAACGCCCCTCATGCTGCCCGTTCCGCCTGTGGCTGCTTGGTGGGGCGGTAGTGGCGGCGGCTAGCTTCACGTATGCGGCAGCATGCCCGGCAATATCGCTTACCTCCACGGCCTACAAAAAGGTTATCACCTGCAAATTCATGACCTCTCAGGCAGTGCGTTCGAGGCCTGCTGCCAGGATGAAACGGTGCAGCCCTTTTGCAATTCTCAGAAGCGGTCACTGCTTCAAGATGGTCAGGATTGATGCAAGCCCTGTTGCGACACAGGTGATCGATTTGAAGGCCGTCACCGATTGGGCCGCAAAATGCCTCGTAAGACAGCCTGTGCGCCAGGTTGCACCGACCCCGAACCGAGAGCGAGCCGTACCCCTTCGGGTTTATCGTTCCGGTCCAGAACCAGCATTCACCCTCGACAGAGATACGCTCCATGAGGCGAACCTTGATCGGCCTAACGTCAAGCTTCCTCATGCTGCCCGTCCTTGTTCTGCCGACATGATAATCGGCTCAAGGGCAGCCAACGTGGACGCGGATGGGTTCCAGTCCTCCGCATCTGCTTCGCGCAAGGTGTTGCGGTGCAATCCAGCCATCAATGCCAGCTTATGCTTGGACATCCCCGGCTGTTTCAGGGTCTCGCGGACCCGGTTGATGATGTCGTGAACCATGCCCTGCTAGAAAGCACATATGGATGTGCTTTTCAAGACGAAAAACACATCAGCATGGGCTTACGCTCTGATATTCGCGGCGGCATGACACCCGACCAGAAGCGCGACCTTCTCCGCAAGGCGATCAAGGATTTCGGCACCAACGTCCAGCAGTGGGCGAAGGCGGCGGGCGTGTCCAAGAATGCGCTGTACAATTTCCTGAACGGTCACAGCGACGGGCTGGATCATATGACCTATGCGAAGCTGGCTAGGGTCTATAATGTGCCCTCTTGGAAAATAAGTGGAGAGGCCCCGGAACCGGCGACACCCGCGCCGATCTGGGTGATGGGACACGTGCAGGCAGGCTATTTCAGGGAAGCGGTCGAATGGGAACGCAGCGACTGGTACGATGTTGATGTGCCAGTGCCGCCCCGCTTTAAGAATAGGGCCAGAGCGCTGGAAGTGCGCGGAACCTCAATGAATCGCGAATATAAAGAGGGCGCAGTGGTTATCTGGGTGCCCATGCTCGATGCCCGGCCACCGCGTGATGGCGATCATGTCATTGTTTACAGCTATTCCGCCCACGGGCTGGTCGAGGCGACGGTAAAGCTTTTCCAGGAACGGAACGGCAAACGCTGGCTTTGGCCGCAATCGGACGATCCCGAATTTCAAACGCCAGTTGATGTCGATCATCCGGGCGGTGACGTTGAGCGCATCGAGATCATTGGTCTCGTCATAGGGGACTATCGCCCAAGAATCGTGTGATTCTCGCGCCCCTTTAAAAATAGCACATGCACATGTGCTTTTTCTCTTGCGAAGCACACATGGATGTGCTTTAACCCCTCCTACCGGCCAAGCTGAAGGAGGAAGAGAATGGCATACGGAACAGCATACCGGCCCAAGGCGAAGCAAAGCTGGGAAATCGGCGATCATGTGTCCGTTGGCTTTGTCAAAGGACTTGAGGTTGTCGCCAAGGTTGCAACGCCCGGCGATCACCGTCCTGACCTGTATGCCCTTTGGCAGCCTGCAACGGGCCGCTTCTACTCCTTTGTTCCGCACAACGGCCTTGTCCGCTGCGAAACGCTTGAGGAGGCGATGTCATGGTGATCGCCGCGCAAGAATGGAAAGATCAACGTCTTGCCCAGGCTTATGGCCTGATCTGGCAAGTCGCTGATGAGTATAGCAGCGAAGGCGACATTTACCACGCGGTCAAGGCTGCTCTGGATGCCGTCGAGGATGCGGACTGCAAACTGGAGAGCGGCGAGTGAGCATCACGCTTCAGCAGTTCGAAAAGATCGACGGCCTTTATGCCTCGATCCTGCGCATGGGCAACTTCGAAACCTGCGCTGATCCGCGCGGCTACATCCAGGCCAGCAATCGCCTGCTGGATGCCTGCATTGATGCGGTCGGGTATGACGCTGCCTGCGAGTTCCCCAGCGCCGAAGAGTGTGCGGCGGCGATCGTCACTCGCTGCCTTTCGTCCGCCACACTGGTCATGGCCGCCTGAATCTCCCCCTGTCCTGCCTCTTATCGGGGGCAGGGCGCGGATGAGATTTACGACAGGAGGAGAATGAACATGTTTGTGACCCACGTATCAATCAACCGTGAAGGCTACTTTGGCGCTGGATATGGCAAGCCCGACGCATCGAAGCCCTTCCGCTGCACGATGGAACTGCACGGCCAGCACGGCAAGGTCGAACTGAACCTGTCGCCGGAAATGAGCGAGCGCATCGTGTCGCTGGTTGCTGAGGAAGTTGCCGCCGCTGGTCGCGCAACGGCTGACGCCCTGACCGCTAGCATCATCGACCACACCCCTCAGATCGCCGCCTGACATCTATTCCATCCCGGTTTCGCGCCGGGCTGGCCATGATTTCAGCATCACAGGAGCAGGTATGATGGCTTCTAACAGGCACTACTGTTTCAACTGCGGCGCAGACATCGGTCCCAAGGATCGCTTTTCCGAACCGCTTGACGACTGCGGCGCGCTCGAATGTGTCCGCGAGGCTCGCAATGCCTACCAGCAGGAACGCGACGAAGCGCACGAGCAGCTTGATCGTGACATGGGGTGGTACTGACCATGACCCGCTTCACCAACGCCCTTCGCAATGGCCGCGACAGCATAACGCTGACCCGCCTGGAAGCGGTGACGATTGCTCTCGTTCTGGTGGCTCTGCCGCTTTGGATTGTGGCGGGAGGGTTGTGATGGGCGACCGTATCCCAGAACGCGCCGCTTACGAAGGCGCTGGGGGATGGAAGGATGGCCGCTTTGGCCAAGCCTACGACCTGATCGCAGAGGCGATGAAAGAGCGCCACGGCATCGTGAATTATCGGTGCGCGCTACTGACCGCCATCGAGGACGAGGACCAGAATTATGACCCGGAGTAACTGGCAGGCGGATTGCCCTAGATGTGTCGGCAGTAAGTTTACGTGCGACGAGCATTATCAGGCTGGAAGGGTGACAGTTTTTGACACCCCAGAAATCGAATGCCCGAAGTGCGACAATCTGGGCTTCATGTGGCCGTTTGGCCCGATTTGCTCGGAATGTGACGGCAAAGGCTGGCGCCCGATGAGCGATGACGAACTGGCTGATGCCGCTGAGCGTCAGGAGCATGACCGCATCCACGGCGAGCCGCCCGTGTCTGTGCAGGAGCAATACCAGCGCGCCACCCTCGCCAAGCTGGAGGCAGGGCAATGACCCATCAGCCCCGCTCTCTCATCAGCGATGCAGCCACCAAGGCATGGGAAGAGGTCTACGCCTACAAGGCTGAGATTGAGCGCGCCGAGCAAGAGCGCATCGCGTTCCGGACCTATCCGGGCGGCTCGTTCGGACCCCGCATCAGGTCGCAGATGGCTGAGAGCATCGACGCATTCATGGCGCTTGGGCGCCGGGAGGGACGGCCATGATAGGAACCGATCTAACGCGCTACTGTGCCTTGAAGGCGGCAGAACGCCAGTTCGACATTGAGCGCCGAGGCGATGATGCGCAGCAGTGCGCGAACGACGCCCACGCTCTGGCCTGCAAATTGCGGGCAGACGTGAATGCCATCCTTGCCCCGCATGGGGTGACGCTGGCGCAATTGGAGCGGGCGGAACTGGCATGAAACATGTTCACGACTTCGCCGCTCCTAACTGGCGCGACCAGCCCGTCATCACTGACGAGCGCTTGTATCAGATTGAGCGGCGCGCCTGTGCTGCCGAATGGCTGGCTCGCAAAGGTGGCTATCCCTCTTTTGCGGCGTGGCATGTCCACGCCTGCCAGGCCCTCGAAGATATCGACCTCCGCTACGAGGAAGGCCAGCGCCGTGCGCGCAATGCCTTCTGGGCGGCATATGACCGGAGCAAACGCAATGGGCTATAATTTCACCGTCCAGCAGATCGCCGCAGTCAAGGCCATGCTGCCTGATGACGAGGATGACGAACGGCTGCTGCATGATAGCCTGGAAGGGCTTACCGATCTTCATGAGTATGTCGGCAAGCTCCTGTCTTGGAACGAAGACGACGAGGGTGTTGTAAACGCGCTCGCCGAGCAGATTGATGACCGCAAGGCTCGGCAGGATCGGGCCAAGAACCGCATTGCCACGCGCCGGGACATGATCAAGGCGCTGATGGAGATTGCTGGGATCGACAAGCTCACGCTGCCGGAGGCGACGATCAGCCATCGCGTGGTCGCCCCCAAGGTTATCTTCCCAAACATCGATCTGGTGCCGGATGCTTATTGCAAGTTCGACCGGAAACTGGACCGCGAAAAGCTAAAGGCGATTGATCCTAACAGCCCCGACGGCCTGCCCTCATGGGCGACCATGGATAACGGCGGCACCAGCATCACCGTGAGGCGGAAATGAGCATGTTCGATGCACTCTCACGTCCGTTCCCCGGTGATGCTGTCCACTGGCGGGCGCAAACCCTTAAGGGCGATGGCACCGCCGCCATGGCGCTCGCCTATATCGACGCTCGCGATGTGATGCGCCGTCTGGATGAAGTCTGCGGCCCAGAAGGTTGGTCGGACAGTTATACCGAGACTGGCAAGGGCCGGCTGATCTGCACCATCTCGATCAAGTGCGGTGATGACTGGATTAGCAAGAGCGATGGCGCTGGCGACACCGATGTTGAGGGCGAGAAGGGGGCCATTTCGGACGCCTTCAAACGCGCCGCCGTGAAATGGGGCGTTGGGCGCTATCTCTATGACATGGATGCCATCTGGGCAGAATGCGAAAGCGCTGACCGGAACGGCAAGAAATACTGGAAGAAGTGGACGCCGCGAGGTCTGGCGCAGTTGCGGAGCGCCGCTGGCGGCGCTGTAGCGCCAGTTCAGCCCCGGCAGGACCAGCTTGTCACCGAGGAGCAGTTAACACGCCTCCAGAACGCCGCCGATGACGTGCAGGCAGACCTTCAAGCCTTCTGCAAATTCATGGGCGTCACAAGCCTCAAAACTATCCCGCAATCACGCTTTGATGAAGCGATGAGCGCACTCCACCGCAAAAAGAAAGCTGCATAATGGCCGGATCAGTCTGCAAAGTGATAATTGTTGGCAACCTTGGTGCCGACCCGGAAATCCGGAGTTTCCAGAACGGGGGGCGGGTCGCCAACCTTCGCATCGCGACATCTGAAAACTGGAAGGATCGCGCCAGCGGAGAGCGGAAAGAGCGTACCGAGTGGCATAGCGTGGTTATTACCGGCGATGGGCTTGTTGGCGTTGCTGAGCGGTATCTGCGCAAGGGTTCGAAAGTTTATGTCGAAGGCACCCTCCGCACCCGCAAGTGGCAAGATCAATCTGGTAACGATCGATACACGACCGAAGTATCGCTGAGCGGTCCGGGCGCAGTTCTGACCATGCTCGACGGCGCTCCACAGGGAGGCGGTCGCTCCGACAGTGGCAATCAATCTGATGAATCGTCGTTCCACTACGGCGATCAGGACCACGTCCCCTTCTGAGGCTCGCTATGCTGACCGCATCCGCATTTCGCCCGCGCAAGAAAAACAGCCACAAAGCTGATTTCCAACTGCGCGCTCCCAGCTTCCTGCAATGGCTCCGTGGCCGCAACTGCATGTTGTCGGACAAGGGTGGATGCGACGGGCGCATTGAAGCCGCGCATGTCGATTATGCCGGGGGCAAGGGGATGGCTCTCAAGGTCGCGGACAGGTTCTGCGTGCCTATGTGTTCGGCCCATCATGCCGCGCAGCATTCCTGGGGCTGGCAGACCTTCGAAGCCAATTTCAAGATCAACGCGCTGGAGGCGTCCAAAGCCTATTGGCAGGCATGGCCCGGCCGTCGCGCATGGGAGTCATTCCATGGCTGATCAGGCCCCGCTCATCTTCACCCCGCGCCTTGGCGGCCTGTTCCCGGCGTCCCCGGCGGCAGAAAAAGCCATGGCGGAAGTGAAGGGGAATGTCCGCGTTAAGATCACGCGGATGCAGGGAAATCATCGCCGGATCGCACTCTACTGGATCGTGCTGGGCATATGCGCGCCCATGCTGTCCGAACTGTGTGAGGGCGATGCAATAGACGACACGATGCTGCATCGCATCCTTAAGGACCGGCGCGGTCTATACGGCCAGACCGTCCTGCCAAGCGGCGAAATCGTCAAGAATTACGACAGCATCAGCTTCGCCAAAATGAGCGAGCCTGAGCGCAATGACTTTATCCAGTGGGCTTTCGAGACGCTGAGCAAATGGCTTGGCGTTGAGGTGACGGCCCTGACTTCCGAAGCACAAGCACACGCAGCCTGAGGGGAGAAACCCATGTTCATCACGAGACGCAAGCACGAAGCCGCCCTGGCCCTGATGGCTAAGGCGAATGTGGATTTGGAGCAGGACGTTCGGGCGCTCGATACGCTGGCCGCCAAGTACAAGCGCGAGCGTGACGCAGCGCGGATCGAAGCCGCCGCCAACGCTGACGACGCCGCGAAGTATCGGCGGTCGCGGGCCAACCTCAAGCAGTTCAAGGCGAAGGTCGCCTAACCACTTTCAACAGGGAGTGGCCGGCACCTAACAAGACCGGCCACAGAATTTCAGTGAGCATGAACCCCGACAGCCTCACCGCAGCGATTGCGGAAGCGGAACGCTTCATCGAACGCGCATCGGCGGCGAGGGATGCCTTCGAGTGGCGCAAGTTCAACAACATCACTGGTGGGTATTGGAACAATACCAACACTGTCCTGTCTGCTGCTGCGCGACGTGCCAGCATGGATCTGACCCGCGCCTTGGCTGACGTTCGGAGGCCTGCATGACCCCGCGCCATCATCCCCGCAAGCGCGTCTTTCCGGTCCGCTCCACCCGCACGGTCAAGCAGCCGGATCATTGGGTGCAGACAGCGAGCGGCTTTGTGCGCGCCCGCGATAGCGATGCCAGCTTTGCCCAAGACCCGAAGGGGCTTGGCGGCGTAGCCGTGGCAGTGCGGGCCGGAGGCATCGCCATGAATTCAAAGGACATTTCCGCATGACCACCGACATAATAGCTGCGCTGGAGGACCTGACGCGTCCCATCGTCGGCATAGAGAACCGCACGGCTCAGGAAGCCTTTGACATTATGGCTGATCGCGTCCGGAGCAAGTTCGCAGCCCTCTCAACTTCGCCCGCAGGTCAGGATGGCGTGGCTAGGGGTGAGGATCACGGTTGGGTTATGTACGGCCCAGATGGAAACTGGCACTGGGCAAATACTAAAGATTTACATGAATGCATAGATGACCAGCGACCAGCCAGTTTACTTGAGAAGTTGCTATTCAATTCCATTGGTAATCGCTGGCCCGAGTTGTCCGCCGCGCCCGCAGGTCAGGAGGCGGAGACGCTGGCGCAGAAGCAAGCGCGAGAAGTGATGAACCCCGGCTTTGGGTCGGCAATGGCTGCCTCAGGAGGCCAGTCCTACAATGTCCTTTCATCGGTAGAGCCTGCGGGCAATGGGCGGGAGGTGCTGCCGGATTGTATCACGAACGGCGACGTTGAGGCGTGGATATTCTCGCATCAGGACAAGGATGCGGACATGGAAGCGGCCCGCATGGCGCTTTTTCGCTTTCGGTCATCGCTTTCATCAGCACAGCCTGCGGTGACGGAGGAAAATGGCGGACATTGCTATTGCTGGTGTCACCCAAATGCCGGGACGATTGGATGCTCCCCTTGCTGTGACGCCGAAGACAACTACCTACCGCCGTCGAAGCGTGACCCGGCCCTTTCATCGGTAGAGCCTGCGGGCAATGGGCGGGAGGCGGTCGAAAATGCCTTCATCGCTGGGTGGGAGGCACAAAAGGCCGGTCGCAGTTTTGCCGCCGCCATGAATGACCACATACCAGCCCTTTCATCACCCCCTGCGGCCGATCAGGAGGCGGTGAAGTGCAAATGGTGCAACGATACCGGGTGGACAATCGGCAACGGGACTGTCCGCGAAGGATGCCTTAGCTGCGATGCGCAGATCAACATGGTCCGCGCCACCCATCCCGCGCCTGCTTTGGATGGGGTGAGAGCCGCTGACATAGAGCGCATCATCAAGGAGCAGATGCGCGAATGGTGGGACGAGATATGCGCCGATACAGGTTGCCATCCACTCGATTTCGAACGGCGCGGCAAGGCACTTTGGTATGACGAGCGACACTGGACGCAGGCTGTAGCCAAGTATGCGGCCCAGAAGATCGCCGCCCTTTCCTCCCCATCGGAGGGGAGGTTGAGAGAGGCTGCATCTATCATAGAGCAGTTCGTCAAATATCTCGGAGACGATCCTTGGCACATGGTTGGAAAGGCTCGCGACTTTCTTGCGGGTATCTCCACCCCTCTATCGCATGATGCGGAGGGGTTGAGAGGCTGGCAGCCAATCGAGACAGCCCCTGTTGATGGCACGGAAATCATGCTTGCCATCCCTAAGATCACGAGCGGATATTTCGTGCATATCGGCTGGTACAGCAAGAACGATGCATTCCCTTGGCGCTTCATCGACACGTTTTCTACCGAGCCGCACGGATGCTGCGACGATGAGGATGAAGATCGGACGCCAGTGAACGGCGCTCGATACGATGCAAGGATGCTCTGGCAACCGCTCCCCGCCACCCCTGCAACCTCAACCGAGCGGGGGCGGTGATGGGCTACTTGCCTTCCCGCCTTGCCAGCTCGCGCTCGACGGCCTCGCGGATGAAGTCCGACCGCTTCTCCTTGTCGGTCAGTACCGCATCGATGCGCGCAAGGGTTCCGTCCGCGAATCGCGCTGGCGTCTGCTCTCCGTTGATCCTCGGCCTGCCCACAGGGGAGCGGGTATCGGATATCACTAATTCTGTCGAGCCTGTCATTTTGTTGATATCACCTATTGACGATGTAAATGATATCATCTATGTAGGTGATATCAGGAACGAAGGCAATCGTAATCGCGCAGCGGGCAATTCCGCCCATACCGAAAGGAGGCTGCCATGATCGTTAAATTCTCTACGCTCGCTGGCGGCGTCTTCATCGAGGACACTGGCGCTAACGAACGCCGACCCTCGGATCGTTGCTTCCGCTTCGACCATAGCGGTAACGCCGAGTACGCGCTTTTTGCCGATCTGGTCGGCAGCAATCCCGCGCCGCGCTGGTTCGGGCATGTCTTCAAGGAAAAGGATTTTCTGTTCGCATGAGCGACGAGCCACTTCCGCCCGCATGTGCGCCTTGCAGATGGGGCAAGGGCACCTGCTTCCCCGGGCCATGCCTAATCTACCGTGCCACCTTGTCCGAACGATACGCAAAGGCGCTGCAAAACATCGCTACCGAAGCATCGGATGGGCTGCCGGAATACACGCCTCAGGCGATGGTCAGCATCGCCAAACAAGCGCTCAAAGGCCAGCAGGCAGAGATCTTCGATCTGCGCCAGTCGCCACAATATCACCCAGGAGACTTGGCTTGATTATCCAAGTTGAATGCCCGGCCTGCAACGGCCACGGCGAGGTTTGCGGCGTCAATCCGAACCGCCGTTCGCGCTTTGTCGGTCATGACGATCTTTCGCCCGACGATCACACAGTTGAATGTGTTGAGTGTGGCGGGTCTGGGGTCGTCGATCACAATGCTGCCGATGAAATCGAAGATTGGATGGAGGATTGAATGCCTGACCTAAAAGGTCTGATCACCGCGCTGCTTTTTGTGGGATTTGCTGCTGGGGCGATCGTCGTAGGGCTGATTGCGATAGTCGCAGCATGACCCACCCCACCGATACCGCGAAGAGCGAGGAACTGACCCAATCCGCAGCCCCGCCAGACCCGGTTTTCACAAGCAAAGCCGACCTAATGCGCTGGGTCATGGAAGGGGCGACGATGGCCGCGAACGATAAGGCTGTTCAACTGCTCGCCCTGGAGCGGATCAAGCGCGTCACGATGGCGCATTCTCATCTATTCGGGGAGACCGGCGCATGAGCGGCGAGGAACTGAAACGGTGCCCGATGTGCAACGGCGAAATGATGCTGCGCCATGCCTTGTGGCCGAGTGATGGCGACACTGACGCGATCATCCACCGCGAGCCAACGACATGCGGCCTGAAATTCTTTTCGATCGATACGGCGGACAATGGTGTATCAGTTGCAGCCGCCTGGAACCGCCGTTCCTCCCCTCCCCAGAATGACGCGGGCGTGGTATACGCCAAAGACCGGGACAAGATAGCGGCGCTGATTGACCCAGGAATTTTCAAGCGCGAACTCCCAAAGCGGCATGATGATGCCCGCCGGGCACAGGCCTACCGCAAGGCTGATGAGATTATCGCTGCCCTCCGCGCCCCCGAACTACAGGCGTGGGGTCAGGAGTTTGAGGCGGGGGAGAGCCGTCAGGGAATGAGCGCCTGCAACAAGTGCGGCAAGCAGTATCCATCGGCCCCGCTTGGCTATCATCATAAGTGCGGCTTGTGTTCGGGTATCTGCCATCCGCTCCCCTCTGCTCCCTCCGGGGAGATAGAGAAGTGAGCGAGAAACTCAGCGAATGGATCGACGTTGGCCTGCCAACCTACGGCTCTGGCCTGCTGGGGGCTTGCGGCCGAACGCCTGCCGAAGCCGAAGGAATGCGCCTAATCACCATAGAGCGCCGCATTATCCGCATCGAAATGGCTCTGCGCCGAGCCGGTATTGAGGTCGAATCAATCCCATTCCCCGGAGATCACCCATGACCGATAAAGCACCCGTGACGGTTGAGCAGGGGGACGAAACGCTGGAGCAATATGCAGACCGGATCGTATCCGCCACCCGCAAGAAGTTTCTCGAAAGGTTGGACGATGATGTGATCGGCTGCCTTGGTGACAGCCATCTGATCTTTGGAAAGGCTTGCGCCATGGAAGCCGTGACAACTGCCATGCACGAAATGAGCGATAAGATCGCGGAAGAGAAGGCGGCCAGGGGCCTCCAGTCCGTCGCCGCGCTGGAAGAGGAGATAAAGCGGCTGAGGGAGGCGCTGGAGCCATTCGCTCGCGCTGCTGAGATTGTGGATCGGTATGACGCAGACTTCCCAGATGACGGGGCCTGCCTACGCACATCGTTTGCCTATTGGTCGCGCGCCACTGGGGATGATGTGGTCGACACACCACGGATGCGCGATCTTCGCCGCGCCCGCACCGCACTTGAAGGAGGCGGATCATGA